GACCGACCAAAGCAAAAATCAGATACTAGCTTTGGAAGGCTCCCGTACTGGCTATTGGGCTACGCTCGATCTGAAATCTGCGTCCGATCTCCTTCTAAAGAAGGTGGTTGATGCGGTCTTCCACTCTAAACCCGAATTTCTTCGGATGATGAGTGAGAGCAGATCTCTTCTTGAGGACGGTAGTCCGATGAAGAAGTATGCCGGCATGGGTAACGCTACGACTTTCCCGGTTCAGTCCATTGTGTTTGCACTGATTAGTGCTATTGCACTTTGTGACCTGAGGTCCGAAAGGATCTCGCCGGATAGTCTAAGGCGCTCTCTTCGGTGCGTTCGAGTTTTCGGGGATGATATTATCGTCCCTTCGAGCGCTGCGTTAAAAGTGGCAGACATGTTAGAGTCATGTGGCTTGAGGGTCAACAAAACCAAAAGCTTTTGGGAAGGAAACTTCCGTGAGAGCTGCGGTACTGATGCCTTCGCTGGCGTAGAAGTTACGCCAGTTTACTACAGACTCGATCCACGTCTATCCGTTATCAGCGATAGCGATCTAGCGACCTTAGTGAGTACATCTAACCAATTGTGGTTAGAAGGATATTACTCATTGAGTAGCACGATCAAGGACCACGTAACGCGGACTTACGGCTCTTTGCCGTATGTGCTGCGTGAGTCCGGAGCTATCGGCTGGGTTACCCGGTGTCGTACCAGAATTAAGCAAAGGTACGATGCTAAGCTTCAGAGGTACCTCTTCAAGGCCCCTGTTGCTAGTCCAGTGCGTCAGAAAGACGCTCTGTCGGGTCGTCCAGCGCTTCTCAAGTTTTTCCTGACGTCGCCTTTAGAGCGAAATAAGGGGCATCTTGAGAAGTCTGTCCAGCGATACTCTAATCAAGTCCGCTGGCGGTGGGTGCCGGTAATACCGGTTACATCTACTTATCTGCCTTAAGCAGTAAGTTCAGGGAGAGTGCTGGTCCGTTCTGGACCAACTACTGGAGCCTTTATGGCTCCCAGTTCTTAGGTGGGGATTCTGAC